GGCAGCCGCCCGACGCTATGCCGAAGGCTTCGACGCCATGCTGCCGCAGCCCGGCCGTCAGGAACCCGGCCGCAACGGTCTGTTTATCGCGGGCCCGCCGGGCACTGGCAAGACCCACCTCGCCGCTGCCATCGCCAACCACCTGATCGCGCAAGGCAAGCCGGTCATCTGCATGACGATGATCGACCTGCTGGAGCGCATCAAGCGCACCTACTCCACGACCGGCGGCAGCGAGAGCGACGTCCTGAAGATCTACAAGACCGTCCCACTCCTCGTGATCGACGACATCGGCAAGGAGCCGCCGACCGAGTGGGCGATCTCCACGGTCTACAACATCATCAACGGCCGCTATGAGGCATACCTGCCGACCATAGTGACCACCAACTACGACACCGAGGCCCTGATCGACCGCATGACGCCGCGAGAAAGCCACGACAGCATGACGGCCCGGGCCACCATCGACCGGCTCATGGAAATGTGCAGGGGCATCACCCTCACAGGCCAGAGCTGGCGCAGCAGGTGATCGAGATCCGCGAGACTACGCTCAGAGAGGCCAACGCCTACGTCGAGGAGCTGCACAGGCACCACGGCAAAGTCGTCGGCCACAAGTGGAGCCTCGCAGCCTACAAAGACGGACGCCTCTGCGGCGTCGCAATCGTCGGCAGGCCGACCGGCCGCTACCTCGACAACGGCAGCACCCTCGAAGTAACACGACTCTGCACGGACGGCACGCGGAACGCCTGCTCGGCGCTTTACGCAGCCTGCGCCAGACGCGCAAAGCGGGAAGGCTACGCCAAAATCATCACCTTCATCCTCCAGAGCGAGCCCGGGACGAGTCTCAGGGCTGCGGGCTGGACGCTGGAGGCCGCAAAAGCCGGAAAGCCCCGATGGAACAAGGAACGATACGCCACCAAGCCCGTGCAGCTCTCTCTTTTTCCGTCAAAGCAGCCGCCGGCCGAGTACAAACAACGATGGGCGAAAGCCCTGAACCAGAAGGAGGACACAACAACATGAAAAAGGTTTACATCTGCTCCCCGTGCCGCGGGGACTACGAGAACAACATCCAGCGCGCCAAGGAGTACAGCCGCGCGGCTGTGGAGAAGGGCGTCATCCCCGTCACCCCGCACATCTATCTCACGCAGTTCATGGACGACAACGTCCCCGAGGAGCGTGAGCTGGCCCTGAAGATCGGCAGCGAGCTGGTGCTCGGCTGCTCCGAGCTGTGGGCCTTCGGTATTGACCACCCTTCGGCCGGTATGGCCGCGGAGATCGAGCTCGCCAAGGCGCACGGCATCCCCGTCCGCAACGGCTTCGAGGCCATCAGCGAGCTGAAGCCTGACGAGGAGCCCGAAAGCGGCGAGGAGGACGATCCCAACATCGGCAGCGTGACGATCCACCTGCCTGCCCGCGGCGGCTCCATCCACGTCCACCTCGACGGTGCCACCATCCTCACGCTCGCCGACCGCCTGATCTCCGATCCGGGCATCCACATCGAGATCGGAGGCTGAACGCCGTGACGAAGTACGACCCGAGAAAGAACGCGGAGGGCTACAACGACCCGACGCCCTACGCAGCCGAAAAACACATGATGGCGCAGATCCGCGGCAAGCAGGCCAGAGTCGCCGGCGGCTACTTCGAGAATATCATCTCGGCCTCGTGCGACTACTACCTCAGCCGCGGCCTCGCCAAGATCGAAAAGACGCCGGAGCCCATGAAGCCCCTCGGCGCCAAGAACCGCAAGGGCCAGTTCCTCGCCTGCTATACCAAGCAGGCCCAGCCGGACTATGGCGGCACCCTGAAGGGCGGCCGGAGCATCTACTTCGAGGCCAAGCACACCGACGACGAGCGCATCGAGCAGCGCCGGCTCACTCAAGAGCAGCAGGACGACCTCGAGGCCCATCACAAGCTCGGCGCCATCGCCTTCGTGCTCGTCTCCGTGAGCCTGACGGACTTCTACCGCGTGCCGTGGCCCGTCTGGCGCGACATGGCCGAGATCTACGGCCGCAAGTACATGACGCACGCAGAGCTCTCCCGCTACGAAGTACCGGCGACGGCCGGCTTCATCAAGTTCCTGCACGGCATCGAGTCGGAAGTGCTCGGAAAGGAGGCAACAACGTGATCCCGTTCCCGGATAAGAAATACAGCATCATCTACGCCGACCCGCCGTGGAGTTACAGCGACAGCGGATGCTCGGGCGCGGCTGCCGCGCAGTACGCGACCATGAGCATCAACGAGCTGAAGCAGCTCCCCGTCAACCCTGCGGGGGGGGTATAGCTGCTGACGACTGTGTGCTCTTTATGTGGGCCACATACCCGAAGATGCAGGAGGCCCTCGACCTGATCGAGGCGTGGGGCTTCAAATACAAGTCGATCGCCTTCCAGTGGATCAAGCAGAACCGCAGCGGAAACGGCTACTTTTTCGGCCTCGGCCGCTGGACTCGAGGCAATACCGAGCCCTGCCTGATCGCCATCAAAGGCAAGCCGAAGCGCATCAGCGCCGGCGTCGGTCAGCTCGTGTTCTCGCCGCTGCGCAGGCATAGTCAAAAGCCTGCCGAAGTGCGCGACAAGATCGTCGAGCTGATGGGAGACCTACCCCGCATCGAGCTTTTTGCCCGAGAAGCCGCCCCGGGATGGGACGTGTGGGGCAACGAAGCGCCGACGCCTGAAGTCAAGGACGCGCCAGTCGACAGCGTCGAGCTGGCCGGAAAGGAGGAAACACATGAACCAGACAACCAAAGAGACCCGGCGCCGCAGCTATGACGCCGTACTCCCCAAGCGGGCCGCCCGCTGCCGCCTGATCCTCGAGACCCTCGGCAACCGTGAGCTCACGGCCAGCGAGATCACTGAGGAGCTCGTCGCAGCCGGCCGGATCCCGTACTTCAACCGCAACTACGTCGCCCCTCGGCTCACAGAGCTGAAGGAGATCGGGATCCTCACGACGGTCGGCCGCCGTAAGGCCACCCGCTCGGACGCCACCGAGGCCGTGTGGGCCAGAGCGGAGCCTTCAGGCCCCACGGGCCAGACGGCCGCAGCCTACGCAGACAACCCGACCGAGGCCGAGCAGATGACGCTCGGATCGGCCACCTGAGAGGAGGGCCAGCATGGAACGTCTGACCCACGAGAGAGTCAACGGCATCAAGACGGGCTACTGGAGCGCAGCCACCAAGGAGGTGCTCGTCCAGAAGCTCGCCGCCTATGAGAACACGGGCTATGAGCCCGACGAGATCCGCGCAGCCATTGAACAGGCTGCCAAGAGCAGCGAAACCAAAACCGCGACAGTCATGGCCGAGTGTATTGCGGGCGCCCTGAAGGACACGCTCGAGAAGTACGGAACGGCCGGAGACAAAGAGAAAGGAGCAACCACATGAACGAACAGAACCAGCGCGACAGCATCATGTCGATGGCCCGCGGCGCCTTCGAGGAGCGCGTCGACTATGAGATGGACAAGGTGATCCAGAACATCCTCGACCCCAACACGAAGGCCACGGCCAAGCGCAAGATCACCCTCACCATCGAGCTGACCCCGGACGACGAGCGCCGCACCATCGGCGTCTCCGTGACGGCCAAGTCTACGCTCGCAGCCACCAACCCCGTCGCCACGGCCCTCTATGTCACCTCTGACGGCAACGGCGAGCTCGTCGTCGCCGAGATGGTGCCGCAGGTGCCCGGCCAAATGAACATGGACGGCACGCAGCAGGAGGCCCCGAAGCTCCTGAAGCTCGTCCAGCACGGATAACCACCCACAACACAGAACAAGGAGGACAACACAATGCTCGCAAAAATGATCGACAAAATCGTCAGCCTGAAGGAGACCAAGATCTTCGAGATCGGCGGCCAGACCTACGCCGACACATCCCTCACCCGCATCCCGCCCCACGTCGACCGTCCCGACTGCATCAGCGTCAGCGGCCTCGATAGCATCTGCAAGCTGATCCGCACCGAGCTCGAGAAGGTCGGCACGACCATCATGGTGCAGGTCAAGAGCAACGACACCGTCGAGGTGATGACCACCTACCTGAGCGACTTCTCCCGCAACACGCTCTACCGCGCCAAGGCTGACGCCCCGGGCCTGCGCACTGGCTTCAGAGGACGCGAGGTAGCTCTGATCGAGCTGCGGAGCCTCTGCATCCCTAACGAGGGCACGGCCTACCTGCTCGACCTGCTGAGCCGCATGACCAACGAGAACAGCGTCAGCACCAACGACAACGGCGTCACGCAGACCGTCGAGGCACGTCAGGGCGTCGCCCTCAACGCGGTCGTCGAGATCAAGCCCCGCGTCATGCTGCGGCCGTTCCGCACCTTCCTCGAGGTGGAGCAGCCCGAGA